GGCAATCTGCGAGTCCCGCGGCATCCCCGAGCTGGCCATGACGGACCAGGACGAGATCAAGGCGCAGCACGATTCCATCCGCGACCGCACGGCGTTCTCCACGCTGCCGCCGATCAAGGTGAAGAAGCGGATCGGCATGGTAAACAAGATCGGCCCCGCGGTGCAGCTGCCGGTCACGCAGTCCGACGATTACCAGTTCATGGACCCGCCGCGCTCCAACATCCAGGAGGCGATGGTCGTCATCCAGCAGGTCGAGACGAGGCACGCCAATTACTTTGGCCTGCAGCACGCCTCCGTGCCGCCGGCGAAGGCCGCGTCGATCATGCAGAAGGAGGTCAACAACTGGTTCGGCACCTGGTCGCGCATCTTCAGCCAGACCTTCCAGCTCTGCCTGCAGTACCTGCCGGAGGAGGAGATCATGCGCATCACCGGCGGCTCGCTGCCGCGCAACATCTCGGAGATTGCTGGCCAGTTCGACTTCGTCCTGAAGTTCGACGTCCGCGAGATGAACGACGACTACGTCCTGAAGAAGCTGCAGGCCATCTCGCAGTTCGTCATCCCGCTCGACGCCGGCGGGGTCATCGACCGCAACAAGCTGATTCAGGCGATCACCGCGGCCATCTCGCCCGATGCCGCCCGCGACATGGTGGTCGACCAGGCCGGCGCCTCGCAGCAGATGTTCAAGCAGGTGCAGTCGGACATCGGCATGATGATGCTCGGCAACGAGGCGCTGTACGTCGAAAACGATCCCTCCGCGCAGACCAAGCTCGGCTACGTGCAGCAGGTCATGCAGTCCAACCCGAAGGCCCAGTCGGCGGCCCAGCAGGACCCGAACTTCCAGCAGCTGCTGCAGAAGTACGTCCAGAACCTGCAGTTCTCGGCCACCCAGCAGAAGAATAAGCAGGTCGGCCGGATCGGGGTTGAGCCCATGCAGCAGAACGCCGCCGCATGATTAAGCCCGACCTGCTCGAGGCCTTTGGCTTCGATGGCCAGAACAAGCTCTGGGACGCACTCATGGCCCACTGTCAGGAGTGCATTCAGGACGAGGTCGAGACGGCCATCAGCCGCGAGACGTTGGGCGAGCATCGCGTCCACGCCTCCGGCCGGGCGGAGGCCATGAACGACTTCCTGATCTCGCTGCACCAGCTGCGCGAGGAAGCCCTGCGCCGCCGCGGCTCTGCGGGATGATCGCAGCAAAAGGTGGGTAGACCTTACCCGACCTTCCCGACCCCCTAGTCTTGCGACAGCCCGTGCCGCAACCTGCGCGCACGGGCTTTCTGCGCTGCGCCTTTGAGCAACGCTGACACGACCTCTTGGCGGTCGCAAAACACCATGCCGACAGACAACGCAGTTGAGGCCGCTCCGGCCAACGGAACGGAAGCGGAAAAGCCTCTGACAACCTCCGTGGGAGAAAAGCTCGGCGCACTCGATGAGGCGAAGCTCAGTGCTTTGCTTCGGAAGAGTTTCCTGAACGAGCCAGGAGAGGAACCCGCCAAGCCTGCCCCGGCGCAAGCCGAGGAAAAGCCGGTGGAAGAAACGTCCGAGGAAGCCCCGGCAAAAGCCGAGGCCGACGAAGACACCAACGATCTTTCTCAGGAACTGACTCAACAGACATCCGACGAGGAGACTTCGGAAGCCGAGGCGCCAGAGGCCAAGGCCGAGGAACCCGCCGCCGAGGACGGTCTGCCCAAGGGGGCGCAGAAGCGCATCGACAAGTTGACCGCCGCACGGAAGGCCGCCGAGGCCAAGGCCGCGCAGCTGGAAGCCGAGATCAACGCGCTGAAGCAGAAGCTCGACGCCAAGCCGGCGGTCGACGACGCCCCCGTCCGCCCAACGCCCGACAATCCGTACCTGCACCTCCAGACGCAGGCGGACGTCGATTCCGCCATCTCGGAGGCCCGCAAGGTCCGCCGGTGGGCGGAGGAGAACGCCGACGGCACCACCGTTCGCGACGCCAACGGCAAGGAGACCGAGTACAGCGCCGAGGACATTCGCCGCATCAAGCTGAATGCCATCGACGCTCTCGAGGAACACCTGCCGCGGCAGCTGCAGTACGTGCAGGCGAGGGCGCAGATCGACCCGCAGGCCGAGTCCACCTACAGCTGGTGGAAGGACAAGACCTCGCGGGAGTACCAGGCCGCGCAGAACATGCTGAAGGCGTTCCCCGAGCTGCGGAAATTCCCCGACTACAAGATGGTCGTCGGCGATTACCTCCGCGGCGCGCAGGCCCGCGAGTCCGAGTACGCCAGGCAGAAGTCCGGTCAGGCCGCGGCCAAACCCGCGGTCAAGAAGGCTCCCGCGCAGCCCTCCCGGCCTGCCATTGCGCCTCCCACGGTCACCCCGCAGGAGCGCAACACGAAGGAAGCGGTCAACCGCTTCCGCAAGGCGCCCAACTCGGACTCTCTCAAGGATGTCGTGCTGAGTCAGTTTCTGTAACCAAGGAACTACTACAATGCCTCAACTCTACGAGCGCACTCAGGTCGGTAAGCGCGAAGATCTCGCGGACTACAGCTCGCTGGTCGATGCGAAGGACACCCCCTTCGTCTCGATGGCCCCCAAGGGCTCCAAGCCCGGCAACACGTACCTGCAGTGGCAGGCCGACAACTTCCCGGCGACGGCCACCACGGGCACGGTCGACGGCACGGACGTCACCTCCGGCGACTACCAGAATCTCAACTCGGGCCGCGCCCTCCTGGCCAACTACATCCAGGTGTTCCGCCGCCCGGTGCGCGTTTCGCCGCTGTCGGTCGACGTCTCCATCGTCGCCGGCCTCAAGGACGAACTCGCCGGCATGGTCGCGAAGGGCATCACGCTCATGAAGCGTGACATGGAAGCCACCTTCCTCTCGGCCAACGATGGCCAGGCGGACAATGGCACCGTGCCCTACCTGACCAAGGCCCTCGGGACCTGGATCAGCACCTCCGGCGGCACGACCCCGGCGGTTCCCTCCGCGTTCCGCACGCCCGCCGGCTCGATCATCGGTGGCGGTTCCGCTGCATCGACGCTGACCGAGACCAACGTGCAGGATCTCCTGACCTCCATCTGGGGCCAGACCGGCACGTTCCGCGACTACGATGCCATCGTCGGCAGCACGCTGAAGCGCAGCTTCACCAACCTGCTGTTCACGACCTCGCAGAACGCGAACACCAACACCTCGAGCGCCATCCGCACGTTCAACCGTGAGTCTGACGCTTCCACCTACCTGTCGAGCGTCGACGTGTTCGAGGGCGATTTCGGCCGCCTCCGCCTGCACCCCGACGCCTTCATGCCGGCGGCGTACAAGGGTTACGTGGTTCCGATGGATCTTTGCGAGATCCGCTACTCCAGCCTGCCGCAGGTCTCCGAGCTGCCCAACTACGGCGGCGGTCCCGCTCGCCTCATCGAGGCGGTCGCCGGCCTCGTCGTGAAGAACCCGCTCGCGTTCGGCAAGTTCGACTTCTCGAGCTAACCGATGATCGAGGCCATCCCCGCTGATCTCTACAAGCCGTTGCTCGATGAGTTTCGGCGGGGGTGGCATCGTGAAATGGTGCTGGGCCGGATCGAGGCCAAGAAAGCCTCAGCACTTGCGAAGAACTATCACCGGGGCGTGGACGGGCTTGGCCGTCTGCGCGCCCGCATTCCCGCGTCATCCTTCCACTACTGGGGCCAACGCCTCGGGTATCAGTGCTGGCATGACGAGACTTTCATCCGCGATTTCCTGAAGGACAACGAACTCGAGGTAAAGGGCGGCAAGACGAAGATGTCGGTCGGATACGGCAAGAGCACGACAGACGGCTCGATGGCCATCCTTGACCGCTTCGGCCGGCCCGCCGCCGCAGCCTGATGCGCACTGTCGACTACAGCACCCTGATGTACCGCTGGATGCAGCTGGCGGGGCTGGACCGTGCCGCGATCACGTCGATCAATTTCAACACGTTTCGCGACTTCGCGAGCAACCGGATCGAGCACATCTGGAAGAACGACTATTGGCCGGACCTGATCCGCGTGTCTTCGCCCCAGACCGTGTCGGTCGACGGCAACGGCGTCCGCACCGTGGCCCTCCCGTCCGATTGCGGCGAGCTGCTCGACATCTACGACCAGGATCCGCGTCTCACGACCCGCGCCCGGTCGCTCAAGTACTTTCTCTATTCCAGCGCCACGACCGACTACGCGAACCTGATGCAGGACGCCACGCCGGTGTACCTAGAGTTCAAGGTCAAGGCTCCGGCACTGTTTGGCGATTCGTACAGCGCGTCGGCCAACTACTCCGCTGGGGCGCAGGTTTACTTCGACACCTCGACCGACAGCGGTTCGTACCTGCCGAGCAGCACGAAGGCGCCCGCCGGCAATTTCTACAACTGCATCGTCGGTACTTCGGCCGGCCAGTCCCCGACGACGACTCCGTCCAGCTGGTCGAAGGTCGAGATCCCATACTTCACCGGAGACTTTCTGATCCGCGCCTGCTTGGCCGACTACCTCCGTTCGGAAAGCCAGTTTGACCAGGCTCTGGTCGTCGAGAACGACGCGACCGCCGCGCTGGAGCGCGAGGTCGACAAGGTCATTCGCGAGCAGGGCCAGGTCCGCCGCGCATCCGTGTTTACATACTAGCCATGCACCTCACCAAAGCAGTCAACTTTTACCCGAAGCCGAACGGCACCAAGGCCGACGAGCGGCTCACCGTTTCCTCGGCCATTGTACAGTTCGCCACGACCTGGGACATCACCACGCAGTACCTGATCATCGACGTGCAGAACGCCGACGTGATGGTGACCTTCGACGGTTCCTCGCCCAGCGCGACCAACGGTCACCGCCTCTACGCCGGCACGAACGTCATCTGGTCCCGGCAGGCCGCCACCGCCGCCAAGTTTATCCGCCAGGGCGGCACCGACGCCGCGGTCCACGCCTCGCAGTTCACCGACTAAGCCACCATGAGCAACGTACTCGGCAACATGCCGCCGGTCTTCGGATCCGGCTATCGTGGCGTCGTCCCGGCGCCGTCCGCAGCCGACGTCTCCGCGCAGAACATCCTGCGCGCTGACGGCACCTGGGCAGCCGGCCCGAGCGGCACGCTGCCTTCGCAGACTGGAAACTCTGGTGAACTGCTCACGACCGACGGCACGAATGCGTCGTGGACGGATTCGCTCAACAACTTCTCCGTTTCCAATCTGACGTTCGGAGTCGGCGGCCCGAATGCTCGCTCGTCCATCGCAGCGCGTGCGGCGCGTCAGGGATTGGGCTATTCTGGCATTGCTGGTGCAAACGTGACCGTCTCAGTTGCCGCCTACGGAACAGCGCCATTCACAAATGCAGTGACC